GATGCCGGCGCCGGACTGAACATTGCCCACATTGGGCAACGGATCAAATTGCGAAGTAACTTCCCAGCCGCCTTGATCAGCACTGGCATTGTTGACGAATGCAACTGTGCGACCATTTAAATTGGTAATGCCGTCAATGCCGGTGGGATTCTGTGTGAAGAATTCAGCTAAGAACTGATTGTTGATTTGTTCAAACGTCAGGCTGGTTATTAAATCAACTGATCCAATACTGGGCAATGTGTAATAAAAACTCTGTGCTGTGGCCAGTGGTACATTGAATTGCACTGCGCCCAAGTCTTCGCCGTTGTTGAATACTCCCAACACATCTCTGCTGCTGATGTTTGGTGCCCAGGGTAGTGTTCCTGAAACACCAGGTGTCATTTGAATCCAAAATCCTGGACCAGTGCCTGGAGTTCCGTCCACAATGGTAAATGTTCCTTGCATGTTGAACTGCGTTTCGCTGGCATAATATAAATTATCTGGCGCATCTTGCGGCACAGTAAATGTAATGTTGCCGGTTTGTGACCCGTTGCGACTGACACCTGTGTTGTATTGATTGCCAGTGCCCTGAGTCGGAGCAGTTTTGATCCAGAACGGCGACGCTGTATCAAGATTTAAATTGAATACATAGGTGTTGCCGCGAACCAGAGTCAATGCAGGATTTGGAACATAATCAATCACATACGCAGATATGCCGCTGCTGGTAACGCGGAAATTGACTGATTCTTTTTGATTTTGTGCTACATTAAATGTGTAGTTGCCTCCGCGCACCAGAGTGATTGAAGGATTATTTGTGGGGTAATTAGAAAAAGTATATACACCATTTTCTCGTGTAACTGTGTAATCAGCCATTAACGGAATAGCAGTGGCACCAACATCCACATTGTCTGGACCAGCTGGCAACCAATAATATTGACTGAAGTTTACAAACTTGTCAAAGTCAAGTTGAGGATTCCAAGTATAGTATTCGCTGGTGTAGAGTCTATCGCTGTTGTCAGTAAACGATCCTTGTGTGGACAATGCATCACTGATGCCAGGATATGTAATAGCGTCTTCAACTGAGTCGCTATCAGGTTTCAGCATGATGACACCCGGCTCCAACTGATAGTTTGTGCGAGTTGCAGTGGGTTCCACTACATAACGATTGTCAGCATTGACTCCGGGTCCAACACGACGACCAACAAACCCTTGTGTCTTTTTAAACTGGGGTTCTTGAACCAGTTGGTCCAGAGTAGCAGCTAAAAATTGCTTGTTGGTAGATGTCTGAAATATTTCAGGTAAGAAATCTACTGTTCTCACTTTTGCCATTAAATTACTCCGCTGCCTGGGGCAGTTCTAAGGTTGGTACTGGTTAATGCTTCGATCACCACAATGTCGGCCACAGTGGCTGCATTGACAAAAATTTCATTGGGTGCGGATCTGATCTCATATAGATCACCAAAACTCTTTTGTGGATTTATCGGAACCAATACCACTGAACTCACTATATCGCCCAACTGTTGATGCAGGTAGGCCGATAGTTCTGAAAAGTAGAATGTATCACCAAAATCCCAATTTGCAATTGCAAAGTATGCGTCTAAGTTGGCAACCACATTGCTTTTGATTTCACTGACTGATGCAGTTGAGTTACTGGCGCGAATAACTTTGATAGTTGCTCGCAACTGTTCTGCTGCCTTGGCGCCAAACAGCGGTTTGAACTGCACAGGGTTCACAATTACATTGTCAGAAATCATTTTATAATTTTGTAATCCTGCATACTCTGTACTTAGCGCATCAATTGTGGGTGGTACAGGTGCTGGTATTGTGTTGGTAGAATCCACAATGTAATTTCTATAAGCAGTATAGTAATCTTGTGTGACCACATACAAATCAATAATGTTTGTTGAGCCCGGATCAATGCGATTGGTCAAAGAGCTATTGTGGCGATATTGATAATATAAATCTTGGCGTCCCACACGACTTTCGTAGTCATTGGTCACTACCAGCGAAGTTGTGCCAGTTGTGTTCAATGATAAAATATAAAATACTTGATCAGTATAAGCATAAAACACTTGACCAACAATGTACTGTGATTTTTCTAAGGTAATGTCATCTAGTGTTGCGTACTGATCGTTTACTATGCCAGAATCCACCAGCACATAGCGTTCAAGATTGTCAAAGTCCACAATCCGTTGAAAGAATACCAATTTGGTATCAGGGTTGACTGCTGGCGCAACAATTTCGTCAAAAAAGTCTGGATTGTCGGGTACACCGTCGGCATCTCTGTCTTGCCAAGATACCAGCACTTGATAATCATCTACATACCCGTCGGGCTGCACAGGCTGGCCAATGATACGCATTGAAATGTCGCTGTCAAGTGGCAAATTAGAATCAGGACGACTGTTTGTTTTCAGTACTCTTACAAAGTCACGAATGACTGTGCCTGTGCGGCTGTCATAGATTTGTTCGTCGCCGTAAAAAAAGAATCGTGTTTCAAGTACACTGCCAAAATAATAATTCAATGCTCTAGTGGTCACTTGGTATGATTCACCGTTGGTAACAAATTGTACTACCCAGCTGGCATCTAAATTTGCGCCTGAGGTGTCACCGGCATAGGTTTCACTCCAAGTGGCATCCACTGCAAGATTACTGGCAGTAATCACATACCATGTGTTGGTCAAGTTATTGTAGCCAAGACCAAAATTGCGATACAATTCAATTTGAGCCAGAGCACTTTGTCTGACAGTTGTGCCTAGATCAGTCAAGAACAGCGGAATTACTTCAACACATTGAGAGTTGGTGGGCACATAGTTGTTGAGTACCACTGGACCTAATCCATTGGTAAAATTACCTAACCCTTGATTTGTTCCTTCAAGATATACCGCTGTGGCCGATGCCCATATGGTTAATTTTTCGTCGGCTCTGGTAGGAGTGCCCAATACCAGTCTATTGTTGGCATCAAAGTAATAGCCAGCTGGCGCTCTAAATTTGATCAAGCTGCCAACTTGAACATATTTCATATTGTTACTGGAGTACGATCCTATGGAAACAGGAAAACCGGCGGCATTTTTAAAATAACCAGTGGTTTCGTTTGCCAGTGTCGTGCTCTGGTTCCAACTCACTGCCAATGGTATCAGCGACGGTCTTGGATAGTTTGCATAGTAAAATTGTGTTGTGGCTGCGTTTGCCAATATTGGTTCAACACGATTGGTCAATGTATCGCTGATGTCATTGGTTGTTAACCAACTGAATAAAAATGTTGGCAATTCATTTGATTTATACAATGCACCATCGCTGCCAAATGTGTTGGTGCTGCTGTACTTGCCAGTGTTGTCAACTAAATCAAGATATCGACTGGTGCCAATTGAAGCACGGTTCAGTGCTTTGGATTTGATAATTGAATTGTACTGAGTGAACGGGAAGTTGTTGTAGTCTTCACCATTGACCATGCGATTTTGTGTGTAGTAGCGGGCCGGAGCTCGTTGCTTGATTTCGTCAATGCTTTCACGAGCAAGAGAATTACTCACTGGCTCTGTAATACCACAGGTAACTGTCAATGTTTCATTCTGTCCAGTGCGACTGATGTAAGCAATGCTCAGTATCACACTTTGCATTTCTTCTGGGTTGATGATGTATTGCAAACCATTTGATGCGCGAACATATGCACGGAAAAATCCCACTGGAATTTCTGAAAATACACCGTCGCCAAAGTTCAATGTGATTTGGTCGCTGGCTCTGCTGGTAACTGAATACAATGGTCGTAGCCCGTTTTGTTGTTCAGCCGCGGCTGTGTACACACTTTCAACAAACTCCCATTCACGAGCGATGTTGCCCACATTGTCCAATTGATATAACCAGCGGTCGGTGTTGTTGACACCTTCGATATTGATATTGACTGCACGGTTGGCAATGCGTTCGGCCAAATTAAAATCTTGATTTTGCAGCACACCCTGTTTGAATAGGAAGAAGAATCCAGTATTGGCTGATGCAAACCCCAGTTGGTCGTTGCGGAACAGCATGCCAAATTGTCCGTTGGGAACTGGGCTTGGTTCATACACATATTCAACGCCGGTTGGTAGTCCACTGGCAGTGGCGCTGACAGCTTCAAATGGCATGTTGACGCCATCTACCACTGCGCTGTAAGGCAGCACTGGCAGAAAACCTGGAACTAAATTAACTGTATATTCATCAGTGCGAACACCCTGAATTGTGGTTCTATTGCCGGGACGACCAACTCGCTGAGTGTTTATCAATGAAGAATTTATAATGGCGTTGAACTGTTCTTGCCAATCAAAATTTGTAGGGTCAGCCCAGTTGACAGTGATGTTGGCCAGGTTGATGCCGTTGTAGTCCACAACATTTTCTGTTGTTTGTATAGAAAACACCTTGAGATATCCATTGGCTTCGGTGTTGCGTTTGGGTGTGTAGCTTACCAAATTGGCCAGGCGGACCACACTGTCGCGGCGTTCAGCAGTGTCTAGATAATTTTCACGAGTGTTTAAATCTGTGCGGAAGGCCAATGACTGACCCATAAATGCCATCACATCCAGTATGGCAATAAATTCTGACGACTCAATGTAGTCATTGAATGTTTCCGGGTAGTACAGTCGTACATAGTCAACAAAACTCTTGCGCAGAGTTTCAAAGTCATAACTTTGGAAGTCGGCTTCGCGGTAAGTTTGGTAGATTCTTTTCCAATCCTCAACACCAAATACTGCGGTTTGTCTAGTAGTTTTTGCCATAATAATCCATCTTGTAGATTATTTATGGAGATAATAAACCACCCAGTTTATGTGTGAGTATTATGCGTAACTGGCACTGGCGGTTTGTTGATCAAAGTACACGCTTAAAAATTCAGTTGTTTGTCCCGGTACCATCGTCACTTGCAGCTCAACCAATATGCCGTTTTCTTGCGGAAACATAGCAGCTGACTGTATAAAAATTCTTGGATCTAAACTGGCCACACGCTGTATTTCTGCCAGTATGGCTCGTTCAGTGTCTTGTGTTTGATTTTCAAATATGTAACTGTATATCAAGGTGCCATAACCTGGACGACCTGGCAGTTGTCCTTGCTGTATATTAAGAGCATTCAGCAGATCGCGCTTGACCAATTCAAAATCTACCAATGTAAATTTCTTGGTTTGTCCTATTGTGTTGAATCCTACAAATGTTGTCATATTGTATTTACTCAGTTAGGCTGTCTGTATTGGAGGCAGTCCCAATCGTTGTCTAATAATTGGGTCGTCACCGGTGTAAGGAGGTGCGTTGGGATCTCCCAAAGAGTTAACAAAAGAGTTGGCATTTGCGTTGAGTCCAGCAAGGCCACCTGGTATGTTTCCGTTAAGTGCAGCTTTTGCTTGCAGGGCGGCAGCTTCTAATGAAGCAATATCAACGGCCTGTGGACTAAAAAGCTGCGCCGGTATTTTACTGCTACCAACCAGTTTACTCACTGCTGAATTCAATGTTGCTCTGTCCACTGTGCCTTTGAATCCAGCTGCTGGAATAACACCTGCCACTGCGGCCGGCAATTTGAAATCACTAAAATTAACAGCAAACTGTCCTTGTTTGGCCAACGAATCCATTTGTGGTTTTAATGCTTCTGCTTTTGCGGCAAAGTCGGCACCGGCACTTTTTAGACTTCCTAAATTGCCAATGGCACCGGTGATGCCGCCGGATTTTGAAAAGCCGCTGACTGAACTTTCGAAGCCGCTGGCAATGCCTTTGAGGCTACTGGCAACACCTTCCACACTGTTTACATCTAATCCTGTTGAACTGGCTGAACTTTCAATTCCTTTGGCCCAGGCCGTGGCAGTGCCCACGCCAAATTTGCTAGAATTTGCCAGCAGGCCGCCAAGGTCTGCTATTCCTTTGTTGGATGCAAGGGCAGCACTGGCGCCGCCCAATGCATCTGCCCCTGCTTGGGTTATTGCAGGCAGTCCCAGTCGAGCTCTGACAATCGGATCATCGCCGGTGTAGGGCGGTGCGTTGGGATCATTTAATGCATTGACTGCCGAATTAATGCTTGCACTGAGTCCGGCAGCACCACCTTTTAAACTGCTGCCAAAACTGCTGCCAATACTGCTGCCAATATTGCCAACACCGTCGAGGCCGCCGCTCACTGCTGATTTTAAACTGCCGGCCAGTCCGGACAATTTAGATTCCAACGAGGATAATGAATTTTCTAACCCACTGGTGGATAGTTTACTCAGCACATCTGGTGCCTTGACCAGCCCAGCAGATGCTGATATTAAATTTTTGCCAAAATTAGCAGCAGCATCATACAGTTGTCCAACTGGTGGAGTTAAATTAACACCGGGTGTTTTGATTTGACCAGTTTCGACCAATGTATCAAAACTGGATTTCATAAGCCCAAATTGAATTTTATCTTGCAGTGCTGGATTTGACAGCAGCGCATTTACTCCAGTAACACCATCTTTGCCGGTCCATACACTGGGACTGTTCAACACACTGATGAAATTGCTTGGGTTGGGTATACCCGTAAAGGCCGGTAAGTTAGGTAATCCAGGAATATTTGGTAAAGTAGCCATTATGGTCCTTGTAAAAATCTTGCGCATGTGCCAGGTTTTAGTAACCCGGCTGCTTCCAACTGATCGCAATTGAACCCGTACTTGCCGCACCCCAGTTCGTTTGTGATAACATCGGCTGGTTGACACACACATGCAGCAATTGCTGCCATAATTGCTTGAACATTAGTCGGAGTCAATGGGCCTATTGACGCAGTCACCACTGATGTGTCCACATAATCAGACACTGTAATGCCATTGTTGATTGGCACATCTCTCAATGCAGGCAACGACGAAACCACTGCTTCTCCGTAAATGGCCAGCAACGGAACATCTGGAACGCCGGCTGTTCCTCTGTCAAGGCGTGACAGAGAAAATTGAACACCAGTTGTGGTCGGCGACTGCAATGTGTCACCAGATTTTAAACCAACAAATGTGCCAGCGGCCAACTGTTCAAGATAAACTCGTTCAGCTTCAATTGCAGTGGTTCCAGCAGGAGCTTCTAATGTGAATAACAATCCATTGGGAAGATTAAAACTAAATTTAGCCATGTTATGATACTGTTCCTGTAAATCCTGCAGGCAGTGGCGGAGTATTTGGCGGAGTGGTTGGTTGCCCAGGTTCCATTGGTACTTCTACGCTGACGCCTTGATTGTGAAACGGCCACGGTTCGTGCGTGGGTGCTCTGGTCACAATGCTTTCTAATCCCGAAGAAGAAATTTGCCAACCAGTGGCGTTGTTGAATTCTGTTTCAGGCATTACATATTTTTCCAACTTCTTGGGTGCATCTACATTTTCTGCAGATCCGCCATTGAGATCAATGCCGCCGGCTTGCAATGTCATGGCAGACCCAGCGTTCCATGATCCGTTGTTGCTGGCCAGTGCTAGACTGCCGTCGGCTTTGACAGCAATGCGAGCTTTGCTGTACAGAACGGTTTCTTCTGTGCTGTAAAATGTCAATTTCTTTTCAGATTCTACAGTTGTGCCTTCCATACTTTTCATATTGATACGAGCACCGGCAAACATGTTGATGTCTTTGTCTGCGTGAAAATTAATTGTTCCTTGTGTGCGAACATTAACCGAGTTGGTAGCATACACATCCAGTGTGCCTTCTTGTCCCATTTCTAACCAAGTTTGTCCATTGGCATGAATGATGTATAAGAAGTTGCCGTCGTCACTCATTGTGATCTGATGACCGCCGGCTGTGCGAACACGCACAAGATTGTCTTTGTTGTTGAGATTGCCGTCATCCATCACAATGCTGTGGCCGCCACGACGGCCAATCACATTTACATCTGTGGCATTGATAGTTCTAGCAGCGATGCGTTGTTGTATATCAACTTCTGAAAATCCACCTTGGTACACTGGCCGCCCTGGCGTACTGATACCAAACACAGCACTGGGACTTTCTCGCTGGCTGGTTGAACTGATGGGGCCGCGCATTGGATCAGCCAGTGTGCCTTGCTGAAACATTTCAGCTGCTATAAAGCTGTGTACAGGTTTTGGTTGATTAAAGAATTGCGGATTATTGTCTATCTTTGAATTGTTTGGATTGATTTCTGTCACCGGCAATACAGTTGCGCCCAGGTAGTAGCTTTGTTGATCACTGTTTTGTAAATCAAAATTTGCACTGGACCCAATGGCCGGAATCATATGCGTCATGCCTTGATCTGGAATACATCCCATGTAATAGCCCAAGTTTGGGTCGCCGCCGGCAAAGAAACACAACACACTTACTCCAAGATCTGGAGGCGTGAACCACATGCCATAACTTTGCGGATTCCCGTCCAGGTATCCTCCTACCGAGTTAGTATCACCTTTTTTACCAGCCTGTGGTGGTGTTGCTCCATAGAACGGAGATGCATAACTCACAGTGCGCCACAGCGACTTATTTGATGGATCGGACCCGGCAAACTGCTCAATATAAACTTGTAACCGACCTTGTCTGGTTGGATCAACATTGTTTTTTACCACGCCGACAAACGGACCAAAGTCCGCTTTCATTCCGCCACGGTCGTATTTGTAATTGGGTGCTACGCCACTGTTTCTTTGTATATTTTCAGACATGTGTTATCCTTAGGTATCTCTAACTATCAGTTGCGTTGCACCCGGAGTGGCCGGCAACGGTGGGAGTCCCAGTCGTTGTCTAACAATTGGATCATCGCCGGTGTAAGGTGGTGCATTTGGGTCCTGTAGTGATTTAACAAAAGAATCGGCATTTGATGCAATGCCCCCCAGAGTCAATGTTGGTGGCAACGTGACTGCTGGTGCCAACAGTTGTTGACCTCCTAATTCAGTTGTGAGCAATGCTTGAGCTGATTCAATGCCCGGTGTGC